AGCATTTGGAGAGGTGTTAATGCTAACGCAGGAGAATTTGATGGATTAGTTACTAAAATGTCTGCTGACGCTGATGTAATTGATGTTACAGGAACTACTGTTACTGCTGCTAACGTAATTGACGAGATGGGTAAAGTAGTAGATGCTATCCCTTCTGCATTATACGGAAAAGAGGATTTATATATCTATGTATCTCAAAACGTAGCTAGAGCTTATGTAAGAGCTTTAGGAGGATTTGGAGCTGCAGGATTAGGTGCAAACGGTGTGAACGCTGAGGGAACTCAATGGTGGAACAACGGTGCATTATCTTTTGATGGTGTAAAAATCTTTGTTGCTAACGGATTAGCTGACAACACTATGGTAGCTGCTGAGAAATCTAACTTATTCTTTGGAACTGGTTTATTATCTGACCACAACGAGGTAAAAGTTTTAGATATGGGAGACTTAGATGGTTCTCAAAATGTGAGAGTAATTATGAGATTTACTTCAGGTGTTGAGTACGGTATCGGAAGCGACATCGTTCTTTACTCTTAATAAGTTAAAATAAATAAAATAAGGGGTAGGTAAGTCCATAAAAGACCTGCCTGCCCTTTTTTAATTAATCTAAAAACCTTAAAAATATGTCTTGTTCAATTACAAACGGTAGAGTATTGCCTTGTAAGAGTGCAGTAGGTGGACTTAAAAGCATCTACTTCTCTAACTATGACGCTACCAATATTGCTTCTTTAACACCAACTGCAGGAGAAATCTCTTTCAACGGTTCAGAGGAGTTCTACAAATACGAAATCAAAGGGAACTCTAGTTTAGAGACTGCTATTAACTCATCTAGAGAAAATGGCACTACTTTCTATGAGTCTACTCTTAGTGCTACTTTCACTTTCTTAGACAAAGCAACACAAGAAGAAATCAAATTATTAGCTGCAGGGAGACCTCAGATAGTTATTGAGGATTACAATGGTAACTTTTTCTTAGTAGGTAAAGAACACGGTGCTGAGGTAACTGGTGGTTCTATTGCTACTGGTGCTGCTATGGGAGACCTATCAGGATTCACATTAACACTTACTGCTCAGGAAACTGCACCACCATTCTTTTGTGATGCTGCACCTGCTTTAGCTACTTATACTGCTATTGACCCAACTGCGTAACTAAAATCTAGTTACAATATTTAAGACCCTGCCTTATGGTGGGGTTTTTTTTGCTATATAATACAAAAAGCAAGAAATAATACGTTATATAAGTATGAAACACTTAACCACAAGTACAGATGACCAAACTATCTTGTTTATTCCTAGAGAATATGCAATTAGTGGTACTCTCTTACTAAGAGATGATAGTACAAATACAGAGACTAGTGAGGAGGTAGATTTGGGTAAGTCAGGAGAGTATATGAGCCTTACTCATTCATTTTCTTTAACAGAGGGTAGGTTTTATGATATGAAGGTCTTGGTTTCAGGAAACGTAATATACAGAGACAAGATATTCTGTACAGACCAAGATATAGACCAAGATACAAATGACTACTACTCAGTAAACAAAAATGTTTACATTTCTGAGGACACCTATGATAATGATTACATTATAATATGAAAAGAACAAACAATATAGTTAAGGCTATAAACAAAAACGTGCAGAATAGGAAGCAAGAGGTAAGTATTGTTAATTTAAGTACTTACACTTCTCCTAAAGTATCTGAGGTTAGGGGTAAAGACTATGTATCGTATGGTGCTGACAATAACTACTATCAGTTTCTTATAGACAGATATAATGGTTCTCCTACTAATAATGCTATTATCAATGGAATTTCAGAGATGATATATGGTAAGGGATTAGATGCTACAGATTCTAATAGAAAGCCTGACCAATATGCACAAATGAAAACCTTGTTTACTAAGGACTGTACTAGAAAGCTAGTATATGACCTTAAACTAATGGGAGGATGTGCAATGCAAGTAATCTATTCTAAGGATAGGTCTAAAATTGTACAAGTAGAGCATATGCCTGTAGAGACTCTTAGAGCTGAGAAGTGCAATGAGGATGGAGATATAGAGGCTTACTACTACTTTAAGGATTGGACTAAAATAAAGCCTGCAGATGAGCCTCAGAGAATACCTGCATTTGGGTTCTCTAAAGAAGCTATTGAGATTTTATTTGTAAAGCCTTACAGAGCAGGATTCTATTACTACTCTCCAGTAGACTATCAAGGAGGTTTACAGTACGCTGAGTTAGAAGAAGAAATATCTAACTACCACCTAAACAACATTATGAATGGTCTTGCACCTTCTATGCTTATTAACTTCAATAATGGAGTACCTAATGAGGAGGAGAGACAACTAATAGAAAACAAGATACACCAAAAATTTGCAGGTTCTAGCAACTCAGGGAAGTTTATACTTTCTTTTAATGATAATGCTGAGACTGCTGCTAGTATTGAGCCTGTACAACTATCAGATGCACACCAACAATATCAATTCTTATCTGATGAGAGTTCTAAGAAAATAATGGTAGCTCATAGGGTTGTGTCTCCTATGCTTTTGGGTATTAAAGACTCATCAGGATTAGGAAACAACGCAGAAGAAATAGAGACGGCTTCTACATTAATGGATAACACCGTTATTAGACCATTTCAGACACTTTTGATAGATGCCTTTGACCAAATACTAGCTTATAATAATATCTCCTTAAATCTATACTTTAAGACCTTACAACCGCTAGAGTTTACAGACTTAGATAATGTGGTAGATAAGGAAACTAGAGAAGAAGAAACTGGGGTTAAGATGTCAAGCGACAAACCTAAGGTAGATGCTGAGTTAGCAGATTTTATGACTGACTTTGGAGAGGATGAGAATCTTGACGAGTGGGAGCTTGTAGATGAGAGACCTGTAGATTACGATACAGAGGAAAGTCTTGACAAGATGATTGGATTAGCTTCTACTGGTTCTGCTAGACCTAATGCTAAGAGTGAGCAAGATGGAGAGATAGAGAATCTAAGATTCAAAGTAAGATACCAATACGCTCCTTTACAGACTACTAAAAAGAATGGAGAAAATGTATCTAGAGACTTCTGTAGAAAGATGGTAGCTGCAAAGAAAATATATCGTAAAGAGGATATTCAGCAAATGTCTCAAAGAGCAGTTAATGCAGGATGGGGTTTAAATGGTGCTGATACTTATGATATTTGGCTTTATAAGGGTGGAGGTTCTTGTCATCATTTTTGGATGAGAAAGACTTATATGGCTAAAGGAGTAAATCCTGATGCTACAAACCCTAATGCTGAGATAAGCGTAAACCAAGCAAGAAAAGATGGGTTCAAGCCTGAGACTAATGACAAGAAAGTAGCTACTAGACCTACTGATATGCCTAATAATGGATTTGTAAATAAAAGATAAATGGCAATAGCACTATTCATAACAAGAACAGACTTAGTACGCAATAGCATCCTAGATGGTAATGTAGATACTGACAAGTTCATTCAATTTATAAAAATAGCCCAAGAGATACACGTTAAAAACTATCTAGGTTCTAAGCTCTATGATAAAATATCTGCAGATATAGTAGCAGGAACGCTATCAGGAGACTATTTGACACTAGTAAATAGTTACATTCAGCCTATGCTTATTCACTTTGCTATGGTGGACTATTTGCCGTTTGCTGCTTACTCTATTAAAAATGGAGGTATATATAAGCACACTAGCGAGAACTCAGAAGTAGTATCAAAAGACGAGGTAGATTACTTAGTTTCTAAGGAGAGAGATATTGCTGAATACTATACTAGAAGGTTTATTGACTATATGTCTTTTAACCAGTCTAGCTATCCTGAATATACGTCTAACATAAATGATGATATACACCCTGACCACGATGCGACATTTCAAGGATGGGTATTATAGATATGAAAGCAAGATACAAACCAAAGGACAAGAACTTGACTAAACTAAAGAAATACCTAGAGAAACAAATAAACAAAAAAGAAAAAGATGGCAAATAGTATAGCTTGGGGCAAGGTTTACTGTCATATGGTTACCAATGAAAGTTGGGGAGTGGACATCATATGGAGTGCAAATGCAGTAAACCATTTATCAGCACCACCTTGTTGGAGAATAACTGCAGACAATGGTCACTATACTGCAGACAGTACAATATTAACCGCAGACTTAACTCATAATTAAAAACAAATAAAAAAATGGCACAACAACTAATTAATATCGGAAGCGTTGCTAATGATGGTACAGGAGACCCATTAAGAGATGCTTTTGACAAAGTAAATGACAACTTTACTGAATTATACTCCGATGATATGGGAGATGTAAATTCGGTAACAGGTTCAGGTGGACTAACCGCTTCCCCTACAACAGGGGCAGTAGTAGTAAGTTTGAATGATGATTCTATTACCTATGCTAAATTAGGTACTGAATTTACAACAAGTGCTGGAATTGGTGCTTCTGATGTGAATTTTAGTACTGCACAAGTATTTACTAAGACACTAACTGGAACTACTGCATTTACATATAGCAACGCTCAAGTTGGAATGGTTAAAGATTTAATCATTAACGCTGACGGTAACAGTTTTACATTACCAACAGGAACTAAGATTATAGCAGGAACACCAACCACAGGAATTAACTTTATCCAAGTTGTTGTTACGGCAACAGGCGAGTATTGGACATCAATTTCACAACAACAATAAGATATGAAAGCAATAGAAATAAACGGTAACATTAAAACATTTAGAAGGCTTCCTAACGTATGGGAAGACGAGAACGGTTTACACTTAAACTTTAGAAAAGTAGCTGACCCTACAGAGTTTGGTTTCTACGATGTAGTTACACCACAATACGACAAGTTTAGTGAAAGGCTTTCTGCTATGTACTTTGACGGAGATAAGTTTACTTACGATGTAGTTGCTATTGACTTAGAGGGTACACACGATGTATTAGACGAAGAAGGAAATGTTATTGAAACAAAACCTAACTATGACATTGCAGAGTTAAAAGCAAGCAAGATACAAGCTATTAAAACAGAAGCTGGTAAATTATTATCGCCTACTGATTGGTATGTTACAAGACTTGCTGAAAGAGCAGTTGAGATACCACAAGAAATAGCAGACGAAAGACTTGACATAGTAACAAAGTCAGATACATTTGAAACAGAAATTAACGCATTAACAACCGTAGAAGAAGTACTAAGATACACACACGCATTTTATCCGCAGCCAAGTTTAGATGAAGTTGAACCATTAACTGAATAGTATGAACAATAGATTAATCAAATCAAATGACGCAGGCGGTGGCGGTTGTACTAATACAGTAGATTTATACAACCCATTTCCAGATGGTGGTGGTGTTGCTTTGTATCAATTAAATGGAGATGCTACTGATGTAAGTGGAAACTATGACGGTACTGCAAGTAATGTTACTTATGGTACAGGACAGTTTGGTCAAGCGGGTGTTTTTAATGGTAGTACAAGTGCTATAAATACAACATATACACCA